GGGGCAAGCAGGTGGCGCGTGCTGCGCAAGGAAGCGGATGATTTTACGGGTGATGACGATCCTGCTGCATTTATCGCTTATGAAGGCACTGAAACCACAGTTGTTGACCATCAACTGCTGATAAACGGTCAGCTTTACTACTATAAAGCATATTACTGGGTTAATAGCGCATGGCAAGCAAGTGCAACAGCCACGGGCATGCCGTCTGCCGCATATCAGGATGCGGGCACGGACGTGCTGAGCCTGCTGCGCGACCGGCTGGATTACGGTTTCCGCGTGGAAGTAGAGCGCGGCGTCATCTCCCATGAATATAACGCTGTCCCCGTCCTGACCGCGCCGCCGATATTTGAGGACACGCGCTGGCCGTGCGTCACGGTGCACCTGCAATCCGAATCTCCCGTGGTGCGCGGCATTGGGGAAATCATGCTGCCCGATAGCTTCGATTCTGAAACGGAGAGTTGGGATGTCGGTGAAGGCTGGCTTGCCAGCACTCAGCTCCAGATCGTCACATGGTCCCTGAATCCCGATGAACGTATCGAAATGCGCAAGGCCGTCAGGCGCATCATCCAGGCAAATCTTTCCCTGTTCGATTCCGAAGGCGTCGTCAATATAGAAATCAGCCAGCAGGACGTGGAGGACTTCACCTCATATCAGGCGCCCGTGTATCAGAGCATGTGCAGTTTCTCGTGTATCGCGCCGGCACAAATCAGGATTGTTGATCCAAATATCGTTCGGCAAGTCAATTCTACAATCACAACTCAGGAGTAAAGGCATGGCTAAAGCATCAGCATCAGAGCAATCGTCAGAAACGGCGCCACGGGAGAATCAGCAGAATCATAGTCCGGAGGCTGCGATCACCCTGGAAGAATTCTGCGTGCGTCTGTCCAATACGGACAAACGTGTGGAAATGATCGGCGCTTTCAACCACGGCGAAACGAGAGCAGGCCGCATCAAGGATACCGAAAGCAATTACCGCTCACGGTTCGATGCATTTGTTAATAAACCAGCGTAAGCGAGGTAAATACATATGGGAGTATTTTTTAATGGGAAACTTTGGGTATCGCCTGCCACCATGTCGGTGGTGGACGATACCGCAATGTACAACCGGAACCTGAGTGTCGGCAATGTTCTTGCCCTGATTGGAAGATCGTCCGGCGGAGCGCCCAACAAGGCGCTGCGCTTCGGTAGTCCGTCAGAAGCAATAGCCGTGCTGCGCGACGGTGAATTGCTGACTGCGGTATTGAAGGCATTTGACCCGTCATCGCAAACGGGCGGGCCGGCTGAGGTGGTTGCAGTACGCGTGAACCCGGCATTGCAATCCGCGCTGGTTCTGAAAGACGGCGCTGCCAATGACGTGATCACGCTGGAATCAACGGATTACGGTCTGTATACCAACCAGATCAAGATCAAGGTTGAATCCGGCTCGGTGTCCGGCAAGAAAGTAACCACGATGTTCGGCAATGAGTATTACACGGAGGACAACATTGCGCGTAATGCCTTTAGTCTGACGTATGGGGGAGCCGGAGCCGGGGCGATCAGCATCAGCAATTCCACGGTGACGTTGAAGGTGGATGCCGCCACGGTTGTTGCCATCGCGCTTGCCGATTATCCGACCGTGCAGCAGCTGGTCGACCGTGTCAACGTTGTTTCCGGCTTTACGGCGGAAGTGCTGGACGGCAACGGCGTCAAAGCCGCACTCAATGGACTGGACAGTCTGACCGACCAAGCGTTGAGCGGCACGCCTTACATAGCGACAGCAAACCTGCAGGCGGTTGTCGACTGGATAAATTCCACATCCGAAGGGTTTGTGACCGCTACGCGTGAAACAGGAGCGGGAGCTGTACCGGCTAATATCGGCTACACCTATCTTACCGGCGGGTCTGATGGAACGGTAACAAATACGGAATGGCAGAATGCATTCACCACATTGCAAACCGTCGATGTGCAATGGGTGGTTCCGGTTTCCGGAAGCGACAGCATCCACGCCATGGCGGACACGCACGTCGCATTCATGTCCAATGTCGGCAGGATGGAGCGCCGCGCGATCGTGGGCATGGTGTCCGGATCGGCGGACGACGCTGCGATTGACGCGGCCAAGGCGATCAATTCAGACCGGACTTCCTTAGTGCATCTTGGTTTTTATGACTATGACGCAACAGGCAGGCTGGTGCTGATGGAGCCATATATTCTGGCTGCGTTGCTGGCGGGAGCATTCTCGGGCGTTAATCCCGGCACGGCACTCACCAACAAGACCGTCAAGGTGCGCGGACTGGAACGCGATTTGCGCAATCCGACCGACACCGACCAGCTCATCAATGGTGGTGTGCTGTGCGTGGAGAACACCAACAGCGGGTTCAAGGTGGTCAAATCCATCAGTACCTGGCTGGTCAATGACAACTACAACCGCGTGGAAGTGTCGACCGGGGTTGCCACCGACTTTGTGGCGCGCAACGTGCGGCAGGCGCTGGATATATTACGCGGCGAGCGCGGCAATCCGATCACATTGTCTCGCGCCGTATCCATTGCCGATTCAGCCTTGCGTGAACTGGCAAGACCGGAACCGCAAGGTCCGGGGGTGATTGTCGGAGACAAGGCAAATCCGGCTTACAAGAATATCACCGCTTCGCTGGAAGGCGACGTGCTGCGGGTGGAGTTCCAATGCAGTCCGGTAATTCCGGTGAACTATATCCCCGTGACCATTTTTGCAGTGCCTTATACCGGCACGGCCATAGCGGCTTAATGGGAGGCGACTGAGAAATGAAAGAGAATCTTAAAGCAAGAAGCGGCAACCGTATTGTGGTGATGTTCGATGGCAAACAGCTTGGACTGATCCAGTCCGTTCGGATGAATGACGATTATTCGCCGGAGCCTGCCAGCGGCATAGGCGATATTCACGTGCAGGAGTACGTGCCGACCATGGCGCGACACAGCCTGCAGGTGCAATCCATGGTGCTGAACAAGGGCACGCTGCGAGAGGCGGGAATCACTGCGGAAAATGGCGATGCCGTGCTGCAGGGATTGGTGTTTGACATCGAGGTCTACAGCAAGGACGACGGCACGCTGCTGCGTAAATACACCGGATGCTCCTATGCGAGCGGTGATCTGGAAGTAACCAAGCACGCCATTGTGGTGGCGTCCGGCCAGTTCTTTGCGCTGGATGTATCTGAAATTCGAGTGTAATAACCCATCGGGACGGCCGCCTTGTGCGGCTTTCCTTATCTTAATCATCGCAAACTCAATTAAAAGGTAAATCATGAGCAACGATTCAGCAAATGAACGCAATACCGGCAGAAAGATTTCTGCAACGGATTTCCATGTTGAAGTGGACGGGGTAGGCCGTTTCCGGTTTGCCCGGCGCACTATGCGCGATGAATTTCATGTCGGAGCGGAATACTCGCGATTGACGGAAGGTGTGGATACGCCCACGGCATGGCTGGGACAAATGGCTTCCATGGTATCCAATTTGAAAGTTCTGGCAGTCACGGTTCCAGCCGATTGGGACATCGATGCGATGGATCCCCTCGACAACGAGTCATATAGCCGCATCGTCAAGGTGTATAACGCGCTTCGCGTCCAGGAGGATACTTTTCGCAGCGGAAGCGGCAAGAGAGGTAAGGAAACGGGGCAGGAAACTGGCGAAGACGCTGCAATTCTGGTTCCGGAAGAAGTATCGGCTTCCGCCGGGTGATCCGCGTTTCCTTGATGCGTCCATAGAGGACATGGAGTTGGATTACTGGGCGCATTATTATTATGAGAATCCGTCGTCGGATGAAGTGGAAGACGAAGATTTCAATCTGGAAGAGGTTCTGGCGCAAATGGAAGAAGACGACTGGGAAGAAATTTAGATGGCCAACGTAAGGATACCGGTCAGCGCTGACTTCGACAGCACTGATATCGACAGGGCGGTGCAGCAGTTTGCCGGGCAGATGAACCGGCTGGCGAGCTCCGTAGCCGAGGCCAACAACACCCGATTCGATCCGATAGACGGTTCGACTGTTGATGACATTAAAAAGGTTACTCAGCAGTTTGAAGCGTTAAAGCGCGTTTCCGACAGTTTCAATAAACGACTGAAAGAAACCGGCCAGGACAAGCTCGGCCTATTCGATGTCGATTTCCATAAGCTGTATGAGAATCAACGCGCAGGCGCCAGAAAAGCGCTGGATGTGCTTCAGTATGTAACGGCCGGTACCACGTTTGCATCCGGTATGCCGAAACCCGCCGCGGACAATAACGGCAGCGGGCAATCCCCGGTTCCTTCACCATCCGGCGGCAGTCCTGCAACGAATGGCTGGCAACACTGGGGCGGCAATATATTCCATTCCGCCATGGGTGCGGCGGGTCCGGGCGGGCAGGTTGTAAGCAATGCCGTGAGCGCCGGAATGTCGGGCGGCCTGAAGGCTGGACTGATGGGGTTGGCCGGCGGAGCCGTCGCATTGGGTGTCGGAAAACTGGTTTCATCGGCGAAAGATAAAGTCGATGACGTAGGCCAGGAATATATCGGTTACGACCACCTGAAGCGTTCCTTGGGTGATGTGAATGTCGGCTTCGGCGTATTGAAGGATTCGCTCAGGAGCGCATCGGATAGTATTGCGGAGACATATGCCGAGGGGCAGAAGCTTGGAATCGAGTTTGCGAAGGTTTCCGGCTTAAGCCGGGATCAGGCGCAGAATCTGGCAAAAGAGGTTGCCGTCGGTGGTGGTTTTTCCTGGTCGTTCGGCATGGACAAGCATCAGGGCAACCAGTTTTTTGCGCAGATGCGCCAGTTCAAAGTCACGAATAATGATTCGGATACACGGCGGACGGCGCTGATGATCGGGGAGGGGATAGCCCGAAGCGGGGCATTCTCCAAGGCTGATGAACTGATGCAGGCGATAGCCGGATATACGGCGAATCAAGCCCGCTCCAGCCTGACTGCGCCGAATGTGGACAGCTACACCGGCATGCTGGCGGGTATGGTCGGCTCCGGTATTCCGGGACTTGATCCGCAGGGTGCAGCGGCATTGCTGGGGCGCGTCGATGCAGCGATTGCATCAGGCGGCGGCGCGGGCGAGGCCGGTCAGAACTTTTTGTACAGGGCGCTCGGCAGCAGTCAGGGGATCACCGACCCCATAATGGTCATGATGCTGCAGGAGCGCGGCATGTTCGGCACGCCTGCAACCACGTTTGGCAGTGATTCCTTCAGGACTTATGCAAAGCGTACCAATATTGAAACACCGCAATTTGCCGATCCAAACGCCACCAATTTTGAAAGTTCCATGTCTTATCTTGATGCGGGTTACGGCAGCAGGCCGTTATTGAAACTGGACGCCATGACGCGCCTGTTTAATGTGAATTATGCGCAGGCGTTGGCGCTTGACAATATACATGCCGACAACCCGAAAGCGCTTGGCGGTGTGGCAACTCGGCTAGGGCGGGTCGGCAAGGACATAAAAGATGTTTCAAACACTGGAATTCCGATGCTGGCCAACATCGAAACGGGTGATAAGCAGGTTTTAGGCGGCGTTATCTCGGATTTGCGTGGGCGAACCGGCGAAGACAAATTAAATGATAAAGAGCGCGATCGTCTGAACAAAACCATCGAAGAATCGAATGAATCCGGTGACCTTGAGCCGTTGCGCGATATTCTGACTGAGCTGGCGGCTACGCGCGGAATGCAGCAGACGGACGGGAGCAGAACACAGGAGTTGATTGTTGGAACGAACAACCGGTTGAGCGATTTAGCCAAACCCTTGCTTAG